TCCGCCGACTTGATCGGCTCGGCATGCGATTCGCCATCTTTCGAAATCGGAAGAACGAAGCGGTTGAGGCTTTTGATCTGGGTGGCACAAGGGAGATCCGAATCGTCCCGGTCGTATCGGGCAGCAAGCGCGCCGGATTGATGCAAACCGTGTTGGGCATCGTGCTGATCGCCGTTGGCTTTTTCGCCTACGGTTCAACAACGGCTCAGGGCGCAGCATTGATCGCTGGTGGTATCGCCTCGACCGCAGGCGGCGTGATCCAAATGCTCAGCCCGCAAGCGAAGGGGCTCTCGCAAAGCGCCTCCCCCGAAAACGCCCCGTCCTACGCATTCGGCAGTGCCAAGAACACCACGGCAAGCGGCAACCCGGTACCGATCTGCATCGGCAGGCGACGGTGGGGCGGAATGATCATCTCGGCGTCGATCTACGCCGAAGACAAAGCGTAATCAGGGAAACAACACACTAACCGCCCGTGAGGCGGTTTTTTTATGCCTGGAGGAAAGCATGGGCGCAGCGCAACAGATCGATATCCATGGCGAGAAGGGCGGCAGCAGCAAGCCGAAGTCGCCGACTGAAGCCAGCGACAGCCTGCGCTCGACCAACTTGGCAAAGCTGCTTATCGCCGTGGGCGAGGGTGAGTTCGACGAAGTTCCGACCGATTACAACATCTATCTGGACAACACGCCGATTCGCGATGCCAGCGGCAACTACAACTTCCCGAACGTGAAGTGGGATTGGCGTCCGGGCTCGGTGGATCAAACCTATATTCCAGGTATTCCGGCGGTTGAGAGCGAAACGTCGCTGAACGTAGAGCTGCGTAGCGATTCGCCTTGGGTGCGCTCAATCTCCAACACCCAGTTGTCGGCCGTGCGCATCCGCTTCGCGTGGCCAGCTCTGCAACGAGTGGACGACGAGGGTAATGTAGGCGGCTACCGCATCGAATATGCCATCGATTTGGCAACCGACGGTGGCGCCTATCAGCAGGTTTATCCGGATGCGGTCGACGGCAAAACCACCACGCGCTACGAGCGCTCGCGCCGCATTGATCTTCCGGACGCTACCACGGGTTGGCAGATCCGCGTTCGCCGCCTGACGCCGAACCAGAACACCAACAAGATCGCCGACACCATGCTGATCGCCGGCATCACTGAGATTATCGATGCCAAACTGCGCTATCCGAACACCGCGCTTCTCTACATCGAATTCGACGCCGAGCAGTTCACCAACATTCCGGCCGTGACTGTTGAGTGCAATGCCCGGCGCTGGATGGTGCCGAGCAACTACGATCCGATTCAGCGCACCTACACCGGGACGTGGGACGGCTCGATGAAATCGGCCTGGACCAACAACCCGGCGTGGATCACCTACGGCATCTGCACCGAAGAACGTTTCGGTCTGGGCAAGCGTATCAAGCCGTTCATGGTCGACAAGTGGGAGCTGTACCGGATCGCCCAGTACTGCGATCAGTTGGTGCCGAACGGCCTCGGCGGGCAGGAACCGCGCTTCCTCTGCGACATGAACCTGCAGGGCAAGGCTGACGCTTGGTCGCTGCTGCGCGATATCTCGGCGATTTACCGGGGCATGACGTACTGGGCGCAGGGCCAGCTGGTGATGCAGGCCGACATGCCGCGCGCGCAGGATTTCGACTACGTCTTCACCCGAGCAAACGTCATCGATGGCAAATTTTCGTATGGCAGCGCCTCGGCGAAGACTCGTTACACCCGGGCGCTGGTGAGCTACGACAACCCAGCGAACAACTACGACACCGACGTCATTCCATTCGCTGACCTAGATTTGCAACGCCGTTACGGCGACCGGCCGACCGAACTGAGCGCCATTGGCTGCACCCGCGCCTCCGAGGCCCAACGCCGCGGCAAGTGGGCGATCTTGAGCAACAACCAAGACCGCACCGTGTCGTTCAAGACCGGCATGGAGGGCGTGATTCCGCTGCCGGGCCACATCATCCCGGTGGCGGATTCGTTGCTGGCCGGGCGGGAAGTCGGCGGGCGGATCTCGTTAGCGGCTGGCCGCGTGGTCACGCTCGATCGCGATACCCAGGTCAAGGCCGGTGATCGGTTGATCATCAACCTGCCGGGTGGCCGCGCCGAAGGGCGCACCGTGCAGAGCGTCAATGGCCGCGCGGTGACGGTGACTGTCGCCTACAGCGAGCCACCGGTCGCACAACTGCAATGGGCGCTAGATGCTGACGATCTGGCAATTCCGCTATACCGCGTACTGCGCACCAAACGCACCACCGAGGGCGACTTCGAGATCAGCGCGCTGCAGTTCGAACCGAGCAAGTTCGCCTACATCGACACAGGTGCGCGCTTGGAAGAGCGGCCGATCAGCGTGATTCCGATCACCGTCGTTCCGGCGCCGGCGAGCGTGACACTGTCGTCGACGTCGTCGATCGTGCAGGGTCTGGCCGTGGCCACCATGACCATAAGCTGGCCTGCCGTGGACGGCGCGGTTGGCTATGACGTGGAATGGCGCAAGGACAGCGGCAACTGGATTAAGGTGCAACGCACCGGCATGACCAATGTTGATGTGGTCGGCATTTACGCTGGCGCCTACGTGGCCCGGGTGCGTGCGGTGAGTGCGTTCGATATCTCATCGCAATGGCGTAACTCGATCCTCACCAATCTAAAAGGCAAGGATGGCTTGCCGCCGGCGCTCAGCTATCTGACGGCCACGCCGCTGTTGTTCGGCATTTACCTGAAGTGGGGTTTCCCAGCTGGCGCCGAGGACAGTCAGCGCACGGAGATCTGGTACGGGCCAACGACCTCGCTGGAAGCGGCAACCAAGCTGACTGACTTGGCCTATCCGCAGAGTGATTTCTCCATGCTCGGACTGGCTGCAGGCGTAACTCTCTACTTCTGGGGCCGGATCGTCGACAAGATCGGCAACATTGGGCCGTGGTACCCGATTGGGCTTGGGGTGCAAGGCCAGTCCAGTTCGAACGCCTCGGACATACTCGCGATGATTGCTGGACAGATCACCGAGACAGAACTCGGCGAGGACCTTCTGGCAGAAATCGAGAAGATCCCAGGCCTGCAGGCGCAGATCGATGCGCTAGACGGTCTGAAGGGCTATGAGCCAGAGCAGACCTATCTCAAGGGCCAGATGATCGTCGTTGACGGCAGGGTCTACCAGGCTGCAAAGGCGGTACCTGTACAGACGCCACCACCAAATCCGACATACTGGATCGACGTCGGGCAGTCGGTAGAGACAGCCAATGGCTTGGCTCAGCAGGTGGCGACCAACACCGCCGAGATCATCGAACTCGATGGGGTTGTCACCGCGCAGGCAGCGGCTACGCAAACTCTGCGTGCGGCGTATCGAGAGGATGACGGGGTTGGCGATCTTACCGACGCAATGAAGGGCTGGACGAGCACGGCGTCGATAGCGACTGAAAGCAAGGTCAGGGCGTCTGAAAACGAAGCCACCGCCCAGCGGATTACCACGTTCGATGCAAAGATCGCTGCGAACGAGGCGAACATCACCCAGCTTGAGCAGGTGGTGGCCACCAACGCTTCGGCAACGGCGACGAAAATTGACCAACTGAATGTTTCGGTGGATCAGAATTCAGCGGCCATTCAGCAGACGTCCACCGCCTACGCGGACACGGCCGGCAAACTGACGACTATGTGGTCGGTGAAGATGCAGGTCACGGCAAACGGACAGTACGTCGCCGCTGGCATTGGCCTTGGGATCGAGAACACCGGGGCTGGTTTACAGAGTCAGTTCCTAGTTGCTGCTGACCGGTTCGCTATCGTCAACACCATTGCTGGCGGCGCCATCTCGGTGCCGTTTGCAGTGCAGGGTGGACAGGTGTTCATGAACTCAGCGTTCATCGCTGACGGAACGATCACCAACGCTAAGATCGGGAGCTATATCAGCTCTACCAACTATATCGCCGGCCAACAAGGCTGGATTCTCAACAAAGACGGCACCCTCGAAATCAACGGCATCGTGCCAGGCCAAGGACGATTGGTGATCAACTCGCTGAACGTCTCTGTCTACGACGCTAACAACGTGCTGCGAGTCCGTTTGGGCTATCTGGGGTAATCAATGGCTCACGGGATGCGAATCTGGGGCGCCGACGGGGCGCTCCAGTTAGACGAAAACTCTTTCACGATTCGAGTTGTGCTGTCGACACTGGTAACTTTTCCAGTCGGGCCGAAAAGCAGTCAGGACTTCTCTGTCCCTGGTGTTGGGCCAAGCAACGGAACAGCCATCGTGATTCCGAACGGGACGTACAACGTCAACCAAATGCAGTTTGAGACTGAAATGCTCGACGGTGTAGCTCGGGTTTACAACCACACGCGCACCTATGCAGCCAGCAACGTTTCGTCTGGAACAATGCGCCTTATCGTAATGAGGTGGGGCTGATGGCTTATGGTCTTGAGTTCAGCAATAACAACAATGTGATCACGCTCGATTCCGAGTTCGCTCGGTTGATGGTGATCTCTTCGGGGAGGTTTGCACCAACGGAGGAGGGAGGGCTCGGCTCAACGACGTATTTCGCACAGCCAGTGACTTCGCAGGAGCCTCCGCTGGTATTTGTGCGTCCTGATACTGTCAATGCGGTTGCGGGCTTGTGTCAGATGAGGCTGATCGGATCGGCTGGCAACTGGACCGGGTTCTATGTTCGGGCCTACAACGCGCTCACAGCTCAGCCCAACGGAAGATATTTTGTGTCTGCCTTCGCTGCGCAGGCCGTTGCTCAATACGGAATGCGCTTGTGGGACGGTGCTGGGAAACTTCTGTTCGATTCAGGAACACCAAATGCCACGTTCACCCGGGCTTTCCAAAACTGGAACTACGTCACCTATGACCTCGATGCGCAAGGGCTCACCCGCATCTATTACTCGGTTCCGTTCGACTTCCCACAAAACGAATTCATGCTGCTGAACACGTTCGGCATGCCGATGACTTCGGGCAGTGGGATTCCCCGAAACCTCTACTGCTGGTGGGACTTTCCCAACAACAAGCTCTACGCGATCACTGTTGCTGCATCAAATCCGTTCGCTTTTTTCCTTCCGGCAGTTTTCGCAAAACAAGCCGCTTAATCAATTTAAAGGATGCTTTCATGGCCTGGCACAGATTGGGTACGGTTTCTGTCACCCAAAATTCACCAACTGTCACCGGCGTCGGAACTGCGTTCGCAGCGAACACGCGGATCGGGGACTCGTTCATTGGCCCCGACGGTCGCCAGTACGAACTCGCCAACGTCGCAAGCGATACGGTGATCTCGATTATTCCGGCATATCTGGGGCCGACTGCTTCCGGCGCCAACTATGCGGTTGCTCCTATTCAAGGCTACCAAAAAGGGTTGTCCGACCAAGTTCGGGAGTGGGTGAATACGTACGGCCCGAAAATGGCTGCCCTCGGCACCACGGGTAACTACGAAATCCTGCCATTGACCAAGGGCGGTGTCGGGGTCGCGACGAACAACAACACTGAATTGCTTGCTGCTATTGGTGCTATGCCTCTGGCGGGTGGCGCCTATACGCCAATTTTCAATTCCCTTCGCGTGGTGACCGGGGCAGTACCCTCGGGCGGCGGTGGTTTCCTAGGCTGGAACGAAACCGGTAATGGCAGCGGTATGTCTGGTGCAGTGTCCTTCACCTGCAATCAAGGCGGCGGAACCGGCGGTTTCAGTTGGCGAACCGTCAACCAGGCCAACACCGCCGGCGGGCCGTTCATGACCTACTCGTATGCAGGCGTGCTGAACGTACCAGTGGGTCTTCAGCTTGCTGGGCGCAATGTCGTGGAGAGTGGGTCGAATGTCAACGGGACCTGGGTTCGTTTTGCTGACGGGACGCAGTTCTGCACGTGCACGACCGGTGCAACTACGGCGACTACAGCACAAGGGAATGGCTGGATGAGCCCCGGTACCGTCTGGACGTTTCCTGCCGCGTTCGTGCCTGGGTCAGAACCGGTATTCCTCGGGATGCCCAACACGGGTAACGGCGTCATGACCCAAAATGCACCGCCGACACCAACCGGCGTGAACTGGTCGCGCATGGCTTTCTACAACGATTCCACCGGTCGCGCTTCGCGTCTGTTCGCAACCGGCCGATGGTTTTAAGGAGTACTTCATGATCATCAAGCTTTCCCCCATCCGCATGGACGGCGTCATGACGCTTTCCAAGTATGGCGACGCGCTCACCATTGACGGTGAGACCTTCGACTTCACTGCATTGCCGGACGGCGCGACGTTGCCGGCCGAAGCCGTAGGATGCCGGCGGGTCGAACTCCCGGTTGAGCGGGTAAACGGCCAACTGGTTATCACTTTGTCACTGCCAATCGCCGTGGACGCCGGTGAGGCTGCGTGCTTTCCGGTCGATATCGTCAACCCGCCAGACGGCGAAGTGAGGCTGCCGGAATGAACATCGACTTCAGCAAAGTGATCACCGCCGAGCAGCGGAAGGCTGAGCAGTTTCAGGCCGATCTCGAAACAACCCGTGCGCAGCGCCGTGCGGCCTATCAGGCGGAGTCGGATCCGCTGCGTTTGGAAATCGCCTACGATGCGCTCAGCCAAGGACTGGAGCCGGACTATTCGCTGTGGGTCGCCTCAGTAGCGGCGATCAAAGCGCGGTACCCGCTGCCGCAAGCCAATCCGGCGTGATCGAATCAAGAACACCCGGCCGCCCATGAGGCGGTTTTTTTGTGCCTGGAGAAAGCAATGACTGCAACCGAAAAAGATCAAGACATCCTCGCGCGCACTCTGTGGGGGGAGGCTCGCGGCGAAGGAACTGCCGGCCAGATCGCCGTGGCCTGGACGATTCGCAACCGCGTGTTTGATGGGAGGGAAAAATCGTGGTGGGGTGAGGGCTACGCTGGCGTTTGCCAGGCAAAGTACCAGTTCAGCTGCTGGAACAAGACCGACCCGAACTATCAGTTCCTGATCGGCGTGAAGCAGATTC